GTGTCAGGTGCTGCAGCGTTCACGGGCGGTTCGGGCGTGGCCGGTGATACCGTTGCCGTAGGGGGATTGGCAGCTGCATCGGCAACCGGCGCCGGGTTCGGGGTGTCAGTGGGCGTGGTGGTCATCTGTGGACCCTTTCTGCTGGGGGAAGTGGTGCCGCGGGGTGCGGCGGCGAAAGCGTGGAAAGCGGTGACAGGATCGGCGAGGTCGTCGGCCAGACCTGCGGCGATGGCATCGGCCCCGCGAAACACGGCCGCTTCCGTGGCCAGCGCTGCGGCGTGTGTCAGGCGATCCCCGCGACCGGCGGCGACGGTTTCCGCGAAGAGAAAGCGGACAACCTCCAGCTCGCGCTGCATCTGGTCGTGCACAGCCTCGGGCAGCGGCTGGTAGGGGTTTGCGTCGACCTTGTGCGCGCCCGCATGGATCAGGGTGACCGCGATGCCCTTCTGATCCAGCGCCCCGCTCATGTCGGTGTGCAGGGCCACCACGCCGATGCTGCCGACAGCGCCGGTGCGGGGCAGGATGATCCGGTTCGCCTGGGAGGCCAGGACATAGCCAGCCGAGAGCGCATGTTCGGCGACAAAGGCGTGGATGGGCTTCTGCGCCCGGGCGGCGCGGATACGATCTGCCAGATCGAAGGCACCTGCGACCTCGCCACCGAAGCTGTCGATATCCAGCGCAATGCCGCGAACGCCGGGATCCGCGATGGCAGCTTGGATCTGGGCGGTGATGCCTTCATAAGACGTCAGCCCGGAAGATTGCCCGATCCACGCGCCGCGATGCACCAGCGTTCCGGCGATTTCGATGACGGCAATGCCGTCGATCATGGTGAAGGGCTGGGTGCCGTTGCGCTGATGACGCTGGGCAAGGTCATTTCCGAACAGCGAGGCGCGGGCGGGCAGGGCCGCATGCTCAACTTCACCAGACAGAAGATCGACCCCCGCGAAAGTGATCTCCTGCCCCGTGATGCGCGGTCCCAGCCCGGACAGGAAGGCCAGCGCCTTGGCGGGATCGACCATCAGCGGGGTGTTGAAGGCGCGCTGTGCGATTTGGGCGTGGTGCATCATGCGCCCTCCGATGCGTCGGGTTTTTCATCGGCGGTGTCCTGTGCGTCGTCGTCGGCCTCGTCGTCCTTGGCGCTGTCCTGCTCCGCGTCTTTCGCCCCACCTTCGCCCGGCCCCTGCGCAGGCGACCCCGGCCGCCGGAAGTCGAGGCCCAGCGCCAATTCGCGTTTGCGCTCGGCGGCTATTTCGCGGTCCACCTGTTCGGCATCAAAGCCCCGCTCAGCCAGCGCCTGCGTGCGGGACTTCAGGCCCGCCTCGATCTGCAGGATCTCGGCCGAGGCGTCCTTCATCGGGTCGATCCAGTCCCATTTCGTGGGCAACCAGGCGCAGGCATGGTATTGCCGCCGCTGGCTGTCATAGCCCGGCAGGTCGAGGGCACCCGACAGCACGGCTGTGTCCATCCAGCGCACCCAGACCGCGCGGCAGAGCTGATAAACCAGCACACCATGCTGCCAGGCCGAGATGCGGCGGCGGAATTCGATGAGGCTGATCCGCGTGTTCGAGAAGTTGCCCTTGGCGGTGTCGCCGGTGAGGTACCCATAGGGCACGCCCAGCGCCGCCGCGATCTGCAGCAAGGTGCGATACTGGAACGGCTCATAGGTGCCGCCCGAGTCCGGTGTTGCCGGGGTCGACACATCCTCGCCGGGATCGAGCCGCACGACCTGGCCCGGTTCGACCTCCAGATCCTCCTCGGTCGGTTCCAGCGGGGTTTCCGGGGCGGGGGAGGTGATGAACATCGCGAACATCGCGGCGATCTTCTTCCGTTCCAGCTCGGCATCGTCATAGAGGTCCAGTGTGAACAGCTTCACGATAGCGGCAGCAAAGCGCGACACACCGCGCAGCTGGCCCGCTTCGACCGGGTCGAGCACATGGATCACGTCCGCAGCCGGAACGCGGACGGTTTCGCCTGACAGACCCGGGTCGGTCAGATCACCCGGATGGCGGCGCAGGAAGTGATAGGCCACGCGGCGGCCAATGCCGTCAAACTCGATGCCCTGCCGGATCAGCCCGGCACCGGGCAGGGTACGGTTCATGTCGAGCGGCAGCATTTCCGCAGGCAACATCTGCAATTGCAGGGGCACGGTCAGCCCATCCTCGACCCGGCGCGGCCGGATGCGGAGGAACACCTCGCCTGACAGGAAGACCTCGCGCGCGGCCCGGCGCTGTAGCCCGTAGAAATCCGTCAACCCTTCGGCATCGGCGTCATCGGTCCACGCGAGCCACAACGCCTGCAGCTCTTCCTTCCTGGCGGCATCGGCGATGGTCGATGAGGGTTTGATCCCGTCGCCCACCACGTTGCTGGCGAAGCTCTCCACCGCATTGGCCGCATAGCCGTTGTTTCTGACCAGCCAGCGGGCACGGGCGGTGATCGTGTCGCCCGAGGCCGCGATCAGCGTGTTCACATGGGCGCGGCTGGCCCGGAACCCGCGCAGGCGGCGATGGGCCTGTGCTGCATCGAACCCGCCGATGATCGATCCCAGCCTCTGGCGGAACGCTTCAAACGCCATGGATCACAGGCCTTTTGACGCGACAGTGCCCCATCGGCGGCGGCGCGGGGTGCCGGTACTGGCGGTGGCAATCCGGGTTTCCAGATCGCTGATGGCATTGGCCAGTTCCGCGTCCGACCCATAGGTGATGGTCTTGCCGTCATAGCTGACCGAGCGGACGCCCGCGTAGCGCGCCTCCTGAAGTGCTGCCAGAAGCGCGCGCATCCGTTCCAGATCCATCTCAGTCCCTCATGAAGTTCGGTGTGTAGGCTCGGCGTTTGCGCCGTGGCGTGGCCGGTGTTCCGGCCTTGGGCGGGGTGGGCGACACTGGTTCAGTTGCCGTGACGGGCGAAGCCGGTCGGGTTTCCACCCCGGCCTGCGCCTCGAGCCGTCGCCAGGTCGCCTCGTCCCAGCGATCCGCGCCCATGATCCAGGCCGCCGCCCGCGCATAGACGCGTGTGTCCAGAGCCTCGTTGCGTTCGCGCATCTTCTGCCATTCGGGGTGGGCATAGCCGCGCTTGTTGCGCACGGTGACCAGCTGTTCGGCCACCAGCTGCTTCAACCATTCGGTGTCGATCCAGTCCGGCAGGTGCACGGTGCCGGGGGCATCGAGCACCCCCAGCGCGCGGTCTTCGTCCGAGGGGCGTTCCAGCCGCAGGAAGCGGTAGGTTTCGGTTTTGAAGGTCGCCGTGGCCACCGACCACAGCCGCGCGCCGCGCCGCAGGCGGCGGCCAGCCACGGTGGCGTCGACAAAGGTCGGCCCCGACACCGGCGTCGCGCGGTTGAAGCCTTCCAGGCCCTTGATCGGGGCCACCTGCTCAAAACCCTGCTTGCGCGCCCAGGCATAAACCGCCGGGGCCTCATAGCCGGTGTCGATGGCCAGCTTGCCGATCACCATCACGGCGCCATTTGCGCAGGTCCATGTCCGACCCAAGAGGGCCGTCAGCTTGTCCCAACACGTCGGATCATCCGGACCGCCCGCAATCACGATGTGATCGACCAGCCAGGACTCCAAGCCCCGGCCCCAGGCCCAGACATCGACCTCGATGCGGTCCTTCTGCACGTCGACGCCAGCGGTCAGGAACAGACCGCCTGCCGGGATCTGCACGCCCGCGTAGCTTTCGCGCCGTTCCGCCAGCCGCTGCCATTCCGGCGCATCGCCGCTCTCGACCCATGTCTCGCCCAGCAGGGTGTTGCGCGCCACACGCAGCATTTCCTCCGAGTCCTGCGCCGCCAGCCACTCGCGGGCGATCTGGCCCCAGCTTTTCCATCCCAAGGGCGAATAGAGCGCCGAGATATGGAAGCCGATCGAATGCGGATCGGCCGACACGGACGTCGCGCGCCATTCGCCCCGCTCCAGCATCTGCGTCTTGTGATGCTCGGCGATGGGTTTTTCGCACCCTTCGCAATGATAGGCGGCGGTGTCGGGGCGGCCTTTGTCCCAGCGCAGGCGGTCAAACTGCAGCCATTGCATCTGGCTACAATGCGGGCAGGGCACGAAGTACCTGCGCTGATCGCTGGCCTCAAACTCGCGCTCGATCCGGCTCAGCCCCCTGATCGTGGGCGTCGAGACCATGAATACCTTGCGCCGGTGCGAGAAGGTGGTGGTGCGCGCCTCTGCCAGCGTGACCGGATCGCCTTCCTCGTCGGCGGAAGGCGGATAGGCGTCGACCTCATCGAGAAAGATATACCGCGCAGGCATGGACCGCAGGCCGGTGGCGCTGTTTGCGCCGGTCAGCACCAGGATGCCGCCGGGGAACTCTTTTGAGAGCATCGAATTGCCCGCATCGCGCGACCGGGCCGGATTGACCCGTTCGCGCAGCGCCGGGCTATCCGCGATCAGCGGGTCCAAACGACCGCGTGACGTCCGCTTCGCCAGTTCCAGGCTTGGCAGTACCGCCAGCATCGGCCCCGGCGCGTGATGGATCACGAAGCCGATCCAGTTGTTGCCAGCCTCGGTCGCCCCGACCTGCGCGGCCTTCATGAAGGTGATGCGCTGCGCAGGATACCTTGGCGACAGCGCATCCATGATCTCGCGCAGGTAGGGCGCGCGGGCCGTGCGGTAGCGCCCCGGTTCGGCCGCACCGCGCGAGGACAGCCAGCGGTGTTGATCCGCCCATTCCGATACCGTCAGGTCCGGATCGGGCCGCATGCCGTTCCGCCAAACCCGCAGGATATCCTCGGCCCCGT